TTGTATTTGTTGAAATCTAATCCAAGATCTAATGCAGCAATTCGCATCAAGATATCATGACTGGTTTCTTCATTAGATACAACGAGAATTGTTTTTTCTTGTTTCCAAAGAGGGAAAGAAATATTGGCTGCAATAGTTGACTTACCGGATCCGGAAACTGCGCAGAAGAGATACAAACTCTCCTTCGTAAAGGGAATCGCGGCCGTCAGAGACTTATTAATAAGAGTGATTCGCTGCTTTAAAATTTTCTCATAATTAGAAATACTTTTAACATTTTCAATAAAAGATTCTTTATCACCAAACTTATTAATCTCATCAAATGAGATTGACACGTCTACTGGTTCTGATACACCTGCTCTTTTCATCAACTGCACTTGTTCTTCTTTACTTATCGTTGCCACTTGTTTTGGCTCCAAATAGAAAATCTACTTCGTCCATCGGATCATATTCGTCATTAATACGTTTTTCAAGTTCAGCCATATCAACTTGTGGCCAAGATTCAGCATATTCACGTTGAATCTTATATTCTTCTGCTGTCATGTTGCCAAAAATCGTTGGCTCTTTTAAAGCTTCAGGTTCTTTAGGTGAACTTTTAACTTCAACGGGATAGATATTAAAAAAGGCAACCTGTGCACTATTGTCAATATCCTGTTTCCATTGTTCTTCTAATTCTCCTTCATTAGACCACTTATTTAAATATTTCCACTTCTTATATGCATTCTTAACATAAGAAGAAGATGGATAATGAGCTTTAATTACCTTAGGTAAAAGGTTGTACGCTTCCTCAAAGCTCATGCCTTCAGCTTTTAAGCTATCAAAGAGTTCTTCAAAATTTCGTTGAACAGCACCCTTACTTTTATCGCGTTCTGTAAGTGACGCTTTCCATTGTTGGACGATTAAATCGAATTTAGAAACTGGCATGAGGTCCCTTGAAAATGAATTCCCTTCTATTTTACGAGATTTCCGGAATCCCTTTCGGGGAAACCTTCGCGCAAGAGGTGATCAAGTATAATACCTTAATGCACAGCACCTTTACTAATGAACAACTTGAATTCATAGACCCAACAGATGAATTGGTTGATTTTGTTAAGAAAAATCTTTCTTATGTTGATAAAGCTAAACAGTTTCAACTAAAACGAATGTCCAAAAACCCTTGGATGCGGACTTCTCCTGCATATGCAGCCCTTCAACAATCTGTAAAAGGGCAAGTATTTTCGCACAATGGAAACACTCTCACTGTACCATCTGGTTTTTTTGACATGTTCGTTGAGAATTTTCCTAATGAAAATTATACAGATTCCCGAAAAGAAACAGGAAAGAAGATCTCTCTTCCTTGGGAAGTTAAGCCTTATGAATTACGGCCCTATCAAATTGAAGTAGTTGATCTTTTATTACAACCAACAAAATATAGAGGGATAGTTAATTTTGCCACTGGCTTAGGTAAGACCTTAACTGCTATTCATCTTATTAAGCGTTACAAGAGAACCGCTCTTATTGTTTGTCCTTCTGATTCTGTAGCCAAACAATTCTACACACAATGCGAAACAGCCTTTGGTAAAGGGATTGTTGGTTTTTATGGAGCTGGCAAAAAGAAAATCAATGATATTACAATTGGTATAGCTGCTTCAATTACACGAAACACAGAAGATTTTAAGAATGCAGATTTTGGAATGGTTATTTTTGACGAAATACACCATATTGCTGCTGATACTTTTTACAATATTGCTGAAGCGGTGTCAGGGGTTGGTAAGGTCTTTGGACTAACAGCAACCGATTATCGATCGGATGGCAAAGATATTATGATTACTGCTGGTTGTGGTCCAGTAGTAGCCAGACGAGATGTTAAATGGGGCATTACTAATGGATTTCTAGCCGAACCTTACTTTATGATTCGCCAGGTAAAAACTGGTGGCAAGGACTTTAAAGACAATAAAATCAAGAATTATAAAGAGCATGTCTTAAATAATTCCATTATGAAAGATAATATATTGAATGATGCACTTAACATGATGAATGCAGGTCGAACTGTGCTTGTCTTAGTAGATGAGGTAGCTCATGGAGAAGAACTTGCTAAGCAACTCGGAGTACCTTTTGCGACTGGGGAAGATTCTAAATCACAAGATTATGTTGACAGCCTCAACCAGGGAGAGATACGAGGACTGGTTGGAACAGATGGTCGAATCGGAGAAGGCACTGATACTCAAAATGTGGATGTTCTCATTCTTGCTAACTTTGTTGCATCCAAAGGACCCGTTATCCAGGCAGTGGGCCGCAGTCTTCGCAAGACTGCTAAAAAAAACAAGTGCATAGTCTTAGATTATATCCCTTTAGGTTCAGAACAGTTAACTAGACATGCCTGGGGTCGAGTCGACTATTATCGAGATATCACTGATAAAATCAAGATTTTGTGATAAAATAAAGTTACTATGAAAGTAACTCTATACGACAACAATCCTGGTCCCGGCGCAATGAACTGGTTTCTTAAACTAGCTTGGCTAGTTGGTTGCTGGTTTCAAAAGTTAGTTGGCGCAGTAGATGATTATCATGCTATTAATTCTTGGGAAGAAGCTAAAGAATGGTTAGCGGCACGTGGACCTTTAGAAGTCATTCAATATTGGGGCCATGGAAGCTCTGGAACAATTTGGCTTGCTGAAAATCCTATTCCAATGAAAGAATGGCTTTCACTTAAGCCATATCTAACGCCTGATTCTCTTTTATGGTTTCGTACCTGTAGTACCTTTAAGGGCTGGTACGGTCAATATTTCTCAAAAACTTTAGCTGATGGTTTAAACTGCACCATCGGTGGACACACTCGAGTTATTGGTATTTGGCAGGGTGGTTTATATACCAGAAAGCCTAATTCATTTGCAAGTTGGTCAATGAATGAAGGTGGAGAGCCCTCAAAACTACGAGAAGACTTTAAGTTCTGGAATCGACATACAATTTTTTGTATGCGAACATCTATCCCAAAAGACTGGTAACTATGCGCGAACTTAATCAAGCTGGACTCTCACTAATTGAACAGTTTGAAGGGTGTAAGTTAAAACCTTATTTAGATGTGGCTAAGATTCCCACTATCGGTATCGGAACTACAAAATATCCAGATGGAAGGGTTGTTACGATGAACGATCCTCCTATCACAGAAGCTCAAGCGCAATCCTTCTTGAAGAGTCATTTAGAAGGTGACTGTAAAGCTGTCTCAGGATTGGTTAAGGTACCGCTTAACGATAATGAATTCGCTGCTTTAGTTTCTTTTGCCTACAATGTAGGTAGGAATGCTCTTGCATCTTCAACTCTCCTAAAGAAACTTAATTCAGGAGATAGACAGGGTGCAGCAGATCAATTTCTCAAATGGGATCATGCCGCGGGAATCCAAGTAGCGGGTTTAACCAGACGTCGTCAAGCCGAACGCGCTCTTTTTTTACTTCCATGTTAAGAACTTGTACAGGATGTAAGCTAGAAAAAGAAGAGGAAGGCAATTTCATTGCTAGGGCCGATAGACCTGGGAAATATTATTCCATTTGTAGGCCTTGCCGAGTTGCCAAAACAATAGTTCATCATAGAAGCCATAAAGATCAAATTCGTGACTATAACTTTCGTTTTAAGTATGGAATTTCTCTTGAGACCTATAATGAAATGTTTGCTAAACAAAACGGTTGTTGCGCTATTTGTTCAACTCATCAGTCTATTTTAAGCAAAAGTCTTGCTGTAGATCATAATCATATAACTGGTAAAGTTAGAGCTCTTCTATGCGATGCTTGTAATAGAGCATTGGGTTTTTCAAAAGAAAATATAGAGATACTTAAAAAGATGATTGACTATCTTTCTTAGTTAAGTTAGATTAAATCTATAATTTTATTCAACTTTTTCAACTCAAATCAGATTGATAGAAAAGATTAGCAAACTACTCTTTAGAGAAGAATAATTATTTATTCTGATCTTACCCCGTTATCTCAACTAGCTTGTTTTGCTCTAGTTAGAATATAGTCATATTGGCTCATATCTTCTATCCTGAAGTATAAAATCAAAACAGGAGAATCATATGACCAATGAAGATGCAAAAACTTTCGTTCAGAAAATCTTTCAAGAAAGCAATGAGATTAAAGTAGAGGTACTTGATGGTGGGAAGATGCCCACGAAGGCGCATGCATCAGATGCAGGTTGGGATTTATATGCTACGGAAGATATTACGATTTTTCCAGGTCAAGTGATGAAGCATCCCTTAAATATTCGTCTTGAGCTTCCAGCTAATACATGGGCAGAGATTACATCGAAGAGTGGTCTTGGGGCTAAGGGCCTTATGGTTTATGCTGGTGTGATTGACCAAGGATACCGTGGTATTCCACATGTTGTATTTACCAATCTTTGGATTATTGATCAAATTGACGAGCAAGGTTATCCACTAATGCGGACTCAGCCCATTGTAATTAAGAAGGGAGATCGCCTTGCTCAATTGATAATGAATCCATATAGTGAAAGTTTCTACATGACCCAAGTCGACAAGGTGTCTACTGAGACTACTCGTGGTGGTGCGGGTTTTGGCAGTTCGGGTAAATAAGTATAAAGAGGCAATGGCCATACCAAAAAAAGTAAATTTACTGCAAGACGCTTTTGATTCATCTGTTAGAATTTCATCTTTAGACCCGATGAGCGAAGACGCCGTCTGGCCGATGAACACTGAAGTTTGTATTACACGTATCCCCATTAGAAAACGCGATGGGTTTGATATTGACGTATTTAAGAAGTTTGCAGCGAAGCTTAAACAACATGTAATTCCAAATGGAATTGTGTTTTTAATCTGCTACGCTCCAATTGAAGCAAAAAGCCGGCCATTTGAAATCGCGAAAGCGATGACAGATGCTGGCTTTTTTCATATCGATAACATTGTTATTCAGAAGACATGGTTCCCGGGTAAGCGTTCTGAGGTGAATCTAGTTAACTCACATGAGTATGTTCTTCATTTTTGTAATGGAAATGTATGGAAGTTAGATCGGCTCCCCGTGCGTAGATATCTGAATACGGATGATGAGACAAGTTGTCCAGGAAACACGTGGCAAATTGAGACAGGTTCTTTAGATGAAGCCTATCCAGTTGACCTAGCAGAACTCCTGATTCGCATGACAGATTGCCTTCCAGGTAGTATCATTCTAGATCCATTTGGTGGTGGCACAGGCTCATTAAGGGCAGCACTTCAACTAGGTCATACATTTTATGGTTTTAATATGGATGCAAAGATGGTAAAGAAATGCGATGCTGTCTTAAAAGAATACGTAGAAAAAAATAGAATTAGGGGCACATAATGCTATACGAAAAGCAAAAAGCGAAAGAAATTACGACTGATAAGCTTGAGATTAAGCGGATTGTTCAGTCTGCACTTAGTGAAATGTCTTCAATTGTAGGTTCAACGCTTGGACCTGGTGGTCGTACTGTTCTTATGGAACGCGACAACCTAGCTCCATTAGCTACAAAGGATGGCGTTACGGTAGCCAAAGCAGTTGGTATGGCTAATGCTCAGGCATCTGTTGTTGTAGAGGCGGCTAAAGAGATTTGTCTTCGTACTGCTAAAGAGGCAGGCGATGGCACTACAACTGCAATCGTACTTGCGAATGCTCTTGTGCAAAATGCCTCAAATTTTCTTGAGGCACATCCAAAATACAATCCTCAACGCATGATCAATGATCTTAATAAGCTCTATGAGCTCGTGATAGTTTCTTTTTTAAAGAAACACGCTAAGTCGGTTACATCTAGAGAGGAACTCATCAATGTCGCAACGATCAGTGCTAATGGAGATGCCATTATCGCAACGGCAGCTGTTGACGCGGTTATGGCGGCAGGAGAAGACGGGCAAGTTTTGGTGGAAGAAGCTGATGATTCAACTATTCGAGTTGAATCGATGGAAGGCTGCATCGTTACATCAGGACTTAAGGACCTGGGGCCGATCGGCATATCTTTTATCAATGACCGTGCCAATCAGCAGGCAAAGATGGATGAAGGCTTGGTTTTTCTCTTCGATGGGTCTCTCAACGACCTTAAAGTTCCTGCAGCTATCCAGCAAGCTGTCGAAGGAACCAATCTATACGGCAAGCCTATTATCGTATTTGCGCACCACTTTGCCGATGTCGTCTTGGATAAATTCGCAAAAACAACAAAGGGTGGATACACTGTTATTCCCGTAAAGACCCCTATGGGTGGAGTTGCTAACTCACGAGTCATGTTTCTTCATGATCTTGCTGCTTACACAGGAGCAATCGTATATGATCCAGCCAATCTTGATGCTTCAATTAATGAAGGACTTGCTTTTGGTGCGTTTAAAACAGCAAAGGTGAATCTCTATGAAGCGTTTCTAACTGCCGACTCAGATCCTGATCAGCTAGAAGCTCGAATCAATGAGCTTAAGAGTATTGCAGCCATAGCACCTAATGATCGAGAACGTATGTTCGTTAAGGCAGCCATCTCAAAGCTTACAGGTGGAGTATCTACCATTTGGGTTGGTGGAGGATCGGAATTAGAGGCGCGTGAGAAAAAGGCCCGTGTAGAAGATGCTGTTGAGGCCGTTCGTTCAGCTATTGCTGAAGGGATCATCCCTGGAGGATGTGGGGTACATCTCGTTATGGCCGATATGATTCGTAGGCATCCAGATCGCTTACCTTCTTGGGTTATTATGGAACAAGCTCTTCTTGAGCCATTTAAGTTACTTTTAACCAACTGTGGAGAAGATTTTACGGATATTTGGAATGTTATTGGTAGCTATGTTCTTGGAAAAAATCAACCTCCAACTCACGTATTTGATGCCAATACACATCAGATTGTGCAACCTGAAAAAGTTGGAATCATTGAACCGGCTAAGGTTTGTCGTGTAGCTATTGGAAATGCTTTATCAGTAGCTTCAATTTTAAGTACATTAGGTGGTTTAGTTGTTTCACCTAGAGATGCAGGACTCGAGCAGCAATTAGCTCTTTCCAAGAGCACATTTAGAGAGATGATGTCAGAAGGTACTGGAACTGTGGGGCAAGAATAATGTGTAAATCTGAATATTTAATGTCATTGAGTATGTTTTTGCTTATTATTGGTTTGCATTTTTCAAATGTTTTTTGTTCAATTCTTGCTGTAATTGGCTTGACTGTAGGTTTAATTCTTTTGCGTAAGGATTTACAAAAGATTGAACAGCTTTGTTTACCAAGTAATGTGAAAAAGATCAAAGGAAAGAAGCGTGAATAATCCCTTTAATACACCTATTAAGGTTGCCTTTGCTATGGCAGGGGTAATTCTTCTTTTCATGATTGCTTTTGTGGGTTTTACGACTCTTAGAGATCAACAACATCAAGCTCGGATTGTAGAACTTCAAAATCAAGTTGCTCAACGCGATAAGACAATTGAGATGCAGACTGGTGTATTTCAGAAACTAACGCTACAAGCTAAAGATCTTACTAAACTTCTTGATGAAAAAGACGTTGAATTAACTGCTCTTCGAAATCAGTTAAAGAAGCAAGGCGCTGAGTTACTAACTGCTACAACGTTGGTTGTTAAACTTAAGAAGGATCTCGAGTCCACTGGTAATGTGAAGCCGCCGTTGCCCACTGAAGGTCCGGGCATGCGTACAGTGGAGTTTGATTCTGGTAAGGATTTTGAGCCATTTGTTGTAACGGGATATACAACTGTTAATTGTGATAAGCCATCAGAACGTAGTGCACGTCTATTGCTCTTGCAACGTACGCCTTTAAAGTTTAGTGTTGTCGTATCTCAAGATAAAGATGGAATATGGCGTTCAACAGCAACATCATCTTCAGATAAAATTGGTATTGATATTGCTCTTGCAGCCGTTAATCCTTACTTACTTGAAGAGAAGTGGTATGAGCGAATTGGCTTTAGTGCTGATCTTGGTGTTGCGGCTGCCCCTGGTCTTTTAGGTGGTTTAGGTGCTTCATATGAAGTTGGTAAATTTGAAGTTGGTCCCAAAGTGTGGTTCACTGCTACTCCTCAAGGGGTTAATCCATTTCTAGGTGCTTCATTAACATGGCATCCATTTAAAAAGGTGCGTTAATGGCTAAGTATCGTTTTCAATGCGAAAAGTGTTCAATTATTTTTGAACGATATGCTTCCGCTAATACAGAAGCATTACCTTGCAAAGAATGTAAGGCAAATGCTAAACGTTTATTCCCTACTATTGGAAGTCAACAAGTAACAGAAACCATTGATCCCTTTCTTAATATTCGTCATGGGGAAGACCATCGAAAGCAATTAGAAAATCGTCGTATAGAACATTTCTGGGATGTCGAAGTTCCAAGACTAATTCAGACCTACTCAACACAGACCTGTCTAGAAGAAGGATGGCTCGTGTACAATGAGAAAGGTGAATTGGTAATTGGTAAGCCTCAGAAGAAAACTAAATGAAAACTTGTACGCATTGTAAGTTAACTAAACCTTTAACAGAGTTTAATAAAAGATCTGGTCAAAAGGATGGTTTGAACTATCGATGTCGCTCGTGCGCTAATGCTGCAACTCGTTTATCAGAGGCTAAAAAGCGACCCCAAATCCAATTAACTAATTCTGAGTGGAAGAAAAAGAACCCAGAAAAGGTTAAGAAGGATAATAGGAAATGGCGTCTTAAAAATCATTATGGTCTAACTGAAGATCAATATGATGAAATGTTTTTAAATCAAGAAGGCAGATGTGCCATTTGTCAGAGACATCGAGATGAACTTAAAGAAGTCTTAGCTGTTGATCACAATCACTCAACCGGTAAAGTTAGACAACTTTTATGTAGACCGTGTAACTCAGTTCTTGGCTATATAAAAGAAGATGTGGACATTGCACTGAATTTGGTTGAGTATATAAGGAGGCACAATGCGTCTTCTATCAATTGATATTGAGAATTTTCTTAGTATTGAAAAAGCTCACGTGGATTTTAGCGACTTAGGAATGGTTTTAATTGAGGGGTGGAATCATGACGTTGATCGTGCAAACGGCGCCGGGAAAACCGCAATTCTTAATGCAATCTCATTTGGACTTTATGATAAGCTTCCTCGCAAGATTACTGCCTCTGAAATCACTAGACGCGGAGCTAAAAAAGCGTCTGTTTCTCTCAGACTTGATGTCGGAGGCGAGATTTTTGGGGTGCAACGATCAAGACCTAAAGGGGTTACTTTCACGCGGGAAGTTAACGGAACGCCTGAGGAGATACAGATAACACAAGAAGAATGGGAAGCTAAACTTCGTCTGTCTTACAATCAGTTTATTGTTGCTATGTATTGTTCACAAGCAAATGCTTCAGGTTCACCTCGATTTCTTCTTTTAAATGATGTTGATAAGAAGCAGTTTCTATTGCAACTACTTAATTTAGACGAATTTGTTTTATGTAAATCCGTTTGTGATACAGCAATATCGGAATTACAATTTAAGTTTTCGACCCTACAGCATAAAGGGGCAGAATTACAAGTAAAAATCGACACTTACAGTGAATCTTTAATTGACGAACCCGAGTGTAAATTAATGATAATGCAAAAAGAAAATAGCAAGCAATCTTTGAATAAGGCTTTAGCAGAAGCTCAGGCCGTTGAAAAACCTGATCTTGCTAAATATAATAAATTAGAAGAAGGAGTACTAGCAAAAAAGACTGAGTTTACTCGTATGAAAACGAAGCGAGAAATGCTATTCTCACAATGGACACAAATGGGGAAGAAACTTAAACCATTCAATGCAGCTACATCCTGTTCTTTGTGTGGCTCAGATCTTGATAACTCTCATGCAGAAGCAATGCACAATCTGGAACTCGAGCGGATTAAACAAGAGCGACAAGATATTAAGTTAATAATTGATGAATTAGATACGACACTGCTTGGCGAGACTCAAATTAATGAATTACATTCAAAACTAAAAGAACGCAAGAAACTTGAATCAGCACAAGCAGAACAAGCGTCTATTGCTCAAGTTGAGCTAATGTCTCGTATTCGTTTAATTGATAGTGAACTTAAGGATTTAAATAAGAAACTAAATGATCATGCTCAATTAGTAATTAAAGTAAATGGTTTTAAAGATTTGCGAGAAGAGATCAATAGTCAACTTTTAGATATTGCTTCTGAAATTGAACTTCAAAAAACAGTTGCTAATGTTTATTCTTCAACTGGTGCTCAGGCTTATGTGTTAGACTCAGCAGTAGCTTTGTTTAATGAACATATTGCTAAGTACGTTAATATGCTTTGGCCAAATTTTACTTATGAATTACAGAGTTACAAAGAAAATGTAAAAGGGGAAGTAACTGCTAAGTTCTCTGAGTCGATTGTGATGGACGGAAAAGACATTTCCTTAGGAAGCCTTTCAGGTGGAGAACTAAAAGCATTATCAATCTGTGCTGATATGGCACTTCTTAATTGTTTAGAACAACAGTTTGGCATCCAAACGTCCCCAGTTATTTTTGATGAGGCCTTTGATGGTTTGGATGCCTCCGGTAAAGATTTTGCATTAGAATTGATCCGGGGCCTGTCTAATGATCGACTGGTGGTGGTTATTGATCACGCATCAGAGATGAGGGCCTCATTCGATACTATTCTAAGAGTTGAAAAGCGTAACGGGATTTCAGAGGTTAAAGTTGAAAGCATGTAAATCTTGCAATAACATTCAGTCTTTGGATTGCTATCATGACGAACCACGTAGTAAGGATGGCAAGAAGCATCAATGTAAGACTTGTATAAGTTCACATCTTAAAACTAAGTACTCTTTAAATATAGAAAGGATGAGAGAAAGAAATAAGGCTTGGCAAGAGGCTAACCCCGATAAAGTATTCGCCAAACACCTTCGTTTGACTTATAATCTTTTATTTGAGGACTACATTAAGATGATGGGTGAACAAAATGGCCTCTGTGCTATTTGTCACAAACTCAATGTTAGTTCAAGCGGTGAAATAAAGCGGTTGGTGGTTGATCACTGTCATAGTAGTAATAAGATTAGAGGCTTATTATGTGATCCATGCAACCATATGCTTGGTTTTGCTCGAGATTGCCCGGCAATCTTACAGGCGGGAATAAACTATCTGAATTACTTGATATAATCTAGTTATGGACGATCTCTTTGAAAAGACAGAAGCGCTGCTTAAGTCTTTGCTTTCAGTGAAGACTGGAGCAAGTAAGGATCTTATGGTCCCAGCTATTAAGTCACCTTCTTTTAAGACACCTAAACCTACGATTAAACAACCTACTGCTAATAAGATTCCATCAGGGCTTCCCCCTCCATCAAAGAAGGATCCAACAAAGGTCGCCGAGCAACTCAAGAATCCTAATCCTGGTAAGGTTAATGTAGAGGTTCTTAAAGTTGAAAGTAATGGCCAGTGGTCTTTAGAGAAAGGCGCCCTTAATCCAGCCCACGGAATCAATTTTGTTCATGAACACCATGACTTAGGTGGAGTTGGCGATCTTACCCATATTAAGGCTGTTCATCCAGTTCATGGTGTTGTAGGTGAGACCGTCGTAGAGCATCAGGCTGATGGTTCTCTTAAGCCCTCAGATGTACAAGTTCATCCTAATCATCGTCGGCTTGGAATTGCAACAGCTATGTATGCTCATGCTGAAAAGCTTACCAATAAGAAAGTAAAGCCCTCTACAGCTCAAACTGCCGATGGTGCTGCTCTTTGGAGTAAGAAGTAAAATACAGTTATGGCAAAAACTTGGAATCAAGAAGCCGCAATACGCGGAGCATTACGTCGTACCTTTTCTAGGTCACCGATTATTCGGGAAGTACTTTTTAAGGTTCGTCGCGAAGTACCAAAATTCAATAAAGATGGAAGTCGTGCTAAGAAAGACGCAGTTCAGTATAAGTGTAATGTTTGTGGAACTTATGTTGGATCAACAATGGTTTCTGTCGATCATATTGTTCCAGTTGTTTCTGTAACTGAAGGTTTTATTGACTTTAACACTTTTATATCTCGTTTATTTTGTGATATTGCAAACCTTCAAGTTATTTGCGATTCATGTCATAATACGAAAACTCAGTCTGAGCGAATTAATCGACTACTTTTACAATATACAAAAGAGTTAGATACACTTGAAGACAACCTTAAAAATAAGGTGATTTCTAAAAGTGAAGCTTTAGTCACTCTGAAAAAGTATCTTGCGAAGAAGAAAACTGTGGGTTTGGATTCGATTGTAAAAAGGGCTTTGTCTATTAGAGATTTTTTAATAACTTAAGGAGTTATGGAAATGTCAGATTCAAAACTAAATCAATCGTTTGTTGATAATGCAGAGAGCCTTAATGAAGATGAAGCTATGGCACTTCTAGTTGAATCCGAACAGAAGATTCGGCAGATTAAGGAAGAGCGTAATGCTGATGAGCGACTAACAGCAGCTAAAAACATTGCTAAGGAGCTGGGAGCAGGTTATAATAGTGCTCTAAACTATGAAAAGTCGAAGATTAACTTTTTACTAGATAAGATTAAGGAAATCCAGGACGGATCAGTAAATCCCCACTCTGGACTAAATAACGTTTAAGGAGATATCATGGCATTAAGAGATCAATACTATGCAGGTGCAACAGGTTTAACACAAAAGCTAGATGATGCGCATGATGCCGGGGTTGCCCTTGTAGGTACTGGTACAGGCGTTGGTCAGTGGGATGCTATTTCTACAGGGCTAATGCTTAATGCCGCTGCTGGTCTGAAAACGTTTACAGTAACGATTCCGACCACTTATCTTCCTGCTGCCCTTCGAGGTAATAAGGGTGACAATCTCATCTTGAAGGCATATCTCAGTGGTATTACTGAGCAACTTTCAGTTCAAAACATTTATAACTTTGAATGTACACCTACGCTTAATACTGACGATAATGTTAATACTTCAATTGATTTAAATTTCTCTTTCGTTTAAGTTTTACGTATATTGCTGTTAATGAACGGGCCCAAAATTGGGCCCGTTTTTATTTTGTATAATTCCCCTATGAAAATCTTTTTTACAAGTGATCTTCACTTTGGTCACGAAAACATTATTAAGTATTGCAATCGTCCATTTGCTTCTGTTCCGGAAATGAATGAAGGATTGATTGCCAATTGGAACGCCGTAGTTGCCCCTGAGGATGTCGTTTATCTTCTTGGAGATTTCTCCATGGGAGCAAAAGACAACGTCTTTCTCCGCAAGAGATTGAATGGCAAGGTCATTCTAGTTAAGGGAAATCATGACAAGAAAGACTCTCTTCTTAAAGAGGCTGGCTTTGACGAAATTCATAGAAGACTAGAGATTGAAGTAGATGGATATAAGCTCTTTCTAGCACATATTCCACTCCACCTTGATCCTGGAGAACGGTGGTATCCACCTGAATTAAAGGTTTCGCCACCAGATCATTTTGATTTCTTTTTATGTGGTCACGTCCATGAGAAGTGGAAGCGACAAGGTAACACGATTAATGTAGGTGTTGATGTTTCTGATTTTAAGCCACTAACCTTGGCCCAATTATTGGTGCGTGATGTTAATTTATAAAATTAAGTATTTTTACCAAACAGGTGATTCTTTTAATACTTATGATAGTGAAGGCGTGCTCGAGATGGCATGGAAAAATCTTGATAACGCAAAATCTGCTTTAAGACGGATTAAAGAGCATTATGATTGGTATAAATACGAAAATCGCCAGAGTTGGGATAAGTATGACAAAGAAGTAGTAGAACCCGACTGGCACAAAGGTGAGAAATATGACATGACTATAAAGGTTATGTTAGATAACGGAAAAGAGGTTAAGTTCTCTGCTCCGTGGTGTGGTTACTTTGAGCGACTACATAATGCCGAAATTATTGCTGATGACCCTGACCTAAGGATTGAATTTTGAAATTTAAGCCAGTAGTTCAATTACATAATCACAGTAAGTATAGTTTACTCGATGCTGTTCCTAGTCCCCAAGATTGGGTTCGTTGGTGTTTAGAGTCTGGAACTCCAGGATTAGCTATTACTGATCACGGTACGGCTATTTCTATGTTTGATGCTCTTAGAACGAAAGATCTTATTAAGAACATTAATAAAGAAAACAAAGATTGGAACAAGGAAAATTCTAACGAAACTCCTCGTCCAGAATATCCTCTAGATGCGGCTCGGTTAATTCCTGGTGTTGAGCTTTACGTTAAGCTTAATGCAGAAGATGAAGGTCACTATCACATCACTGCATGGGCTTGTAGTAATCAGGGATATCACAATCTAATGAAGTTAGCTTCTTTAGCTTACAATGATACAGTAAGTTATTATGGTTCTGTTAAGGCTCGAGTAACATATGAGCAGATTCGCCAATATAAAGATGGCTTAATGTTCGGTACTGGCTGTATTGTTTCGCCTATTGGCCAAGCCATCATGAAAGACAAAAATAAGAAACTCGCCGAAGAGCGTTTCCTAATGTACAAGGAACTCTTTGGCGATAATCTTTTAATTGAATTCCATGTAGGAGACATTACACATAACTTTAATAAGAATACAGGCGGATTTGATCCATTCCCCGTCGAGCAGACTCAAGACGAATGCACATGTGACCAAAATAAACAACGTGGCTACAACTCTTTTCTCAAAGAAATGGTTGATAAGTACGGCGGACGATGTATTCCAGTTACTGACGCCCACTTCGTGTATCCAGAAGATAAAATTATCCAAGACTGCCTCTTAAAGAATGGTAACTCTAATGGTTGGTATTTTCATGAGAGCTATCATCAAATTATGGCTGAGGAGATGTTTAATAAACTTCAAGTTCATCTTGGTAAAGAGTGGATGACTGAAGAACGATTTGCTGAATGGGTTGATAATACTTATATACCGTTAGAGCGCTCTAAAAGTATTGAATTCAAGTTTGATTATCATCTTCCAAAGATTGATATTCCCGAGCATATTCAAGCTAAAGCGCCAGGCGACTACAATCAGCAGACGTATTGGTACATGATGGAGCGCATTAAGGCCCACGGCCGTTGGAATAATGACCCTGTTTATGTTCAGCGATTTAAGACTGAACTAGACGTCATCATGAAGAATGAGAAACTGAACTTCATTCCTTACTTCTTAGTTTATGAAGACATGGGGACGTTTGCCAGATCGAAGGGCATTCTTCAAAATCTTGCCCGTGGATCTGCTGGTGGATCATTAATCTCCTTCTATTTGAAGATTATTCACCTTGATCCAATCAAGGCCCATCTTCCATTTGAACGATTCTTGTCGCATGCTCGTATTCGTGCAGGATCTTTCCCCGATATTGATGGCGATTTTGGCGATAGAGATCGTGGACTTATCACCAAGTATCTGCAAGATAAGTATGGGTTAGGCTTTGCACAGATTGCAACCTTTCAGAAGATGAAGACCAAGAATGCAATTAAGGATGCAATGTATGCAATCCATGGCAAAAACGGCAATGATCCTGAAGTTGTAGCCATTTGTGCAACTATCCCGGATTCTCCGCAAGGCGTTGACGAGCATGACTTTCTTTATGGATATACAGATCAAGAAGGTAACTATAATCATGGTGTTGTAGAACTTAATAAGACTTTGGCTAAGTTCTTCCAAATCCATCCTGACATTCAAGCAATGGTTAATAAGCTAATTGGTACCATTCGTGGATGGGGACGACATGCATCTGCTTTCGTTATTTCAACGCTTGATCTCTCTGCAGATCGGGTTCCAACCATGATGTTATTGGATAAGGAATCAGGTACCCGTGTCCAGGTTACTCAATATGATGCAGGTATGGTTGAAAAGAGCGGCCTTGTAAAGGCAGATATTCTGGGATTGTCTACTCTTACTGCAGTTTCAGATTGTGTTGAGTTGATGAAGGCAAAGGGCATTGATTATCTTCAGGAAGAGAATGGTGTTCCGCTCATTTATCGTCTTCCTGAAGATCAAGGTGTCTATACAGACTTTTATAATAAAGACACTGATTCATCGTTCCAGTTCAATACTGAACTTATTAAGGGAATTGTGCAAGAGTTTTGTCCACTCAATCGTCAAGCTTTAGCTGACTTTACCGCATTAGCTCGCCCGGGCGCTTTAGATGCTCCACTTGGAGATTCGACAGCAGCTCAATTTTATATGGATGTACGAAATGGCGCTAAAGAACTAACTTTCTTACATAAAGATCTTGAACCTATTCTTAAAGAAACAAATGGTGTTTTCGTATATCAAGAGTCGGTTATGAAGTTTCTAGTTGAAGTAGCTGGATATACTTGGGAAGAATCGGATATTATCCGTTCCGCTATCGCTAAAAAGAAACAAGAAGTGATTATGAATTGCTTTGATAAGATTCGTACTTCTTGTCGTTCTCGTGGTTGGGATGACGAAGCAATTGAGACTGTTTGTCAACAGATTTTAGCTTTCTCACGATACTCTTTCAATAGATCTCACTCTTATGCATATGGTGAACTTGGATACATTACTATGTATTTGAAGCATCATCATCCATTAGAATGGTGGGCATCAATTCTTAACTTAGATCTTGATGAAGAAAAAATGCGACGATTTATTTCTAAACTAGGAAATATCGTACGTCCGCCTTCACTGAAAAATCCTTCAGCTCGATTTGTTGTTCGTAATGAAGATGATCTAGGTTTAGGTAAGGATTATATCTATGCACCGCTCTCGGTTATCAAAGGAATTGGACCAAAGGTAGTTCAAGAACTTTGTTCTAAGGGGCCTTTTAAGTCTTTAGAGGATTTTGTCGCACGAATTGATCATGCTAAATGTAATACTGGCGGCATTTCTGCCTTAATTAAGGGGCGTGCAGCTGACGATATGATGATTCTAGACGAAACTATTCCTTATGCTGATCGTCGCAAGAAATTTATTGAGGATTTTAAGAAGCTTCGCAAGAAGCCAATCAAGCTTCAAGAAGATGTTTTCAAGTTTGATCCGCTTTCCATTTTCTTAATGGAAAAAGATACTAATAAAGTCTTTAATAAGACACTTCTCAGTAATCCTGACATTATGGCACTTATTAAGAAGTATCACACAGATGAAGCATCAATGCAGTTATATTCACTTGAAGAGACAAACAAAGAAGCTATTCCATTTAAAATGGGAACTGTCCCTATCTTAGCTAATATTAAAGTTGCAGAAGGATTCTGTGGAAAAACAGACAAAGACGTTGGTTTGATTCTTCTTTACGAATCATCTGCTTTTAGCAGTGGAACTTCTAAGAAAACTGGTCGCCCTTGGTCTAAGGTATCTGTTCATCTATCAGATGGATATTCTTCAATTGAATGTGTTGATTGGCGTGCTAAGAAAGCTCTTGGATGGTCTAAGAATACTATTGTATATGTAAAAGGTGAATTAAAGCCGGGCTGGAAAACTCCGGTTTGCTTAGATATACATGAAATACAGCGTCTCTCAAATGATTAACGATGCAAGTATAATCTTCGAACAGGAGATTATATGAACAAGAAGACGGAAGACAATTCTGCATCGTTAATGATGGAACTTCAAGTATTGACAAATACTTTTGCTACACTTAAAACCAGTGGAGCAACTTTTTCAACGCTTCAAGCCGTTGAAGATCTTATTAATAAAAAACTTGGTCAGGTGCAATAATGTCAAAATTTGTAAATGTAAAGGTTGCCCCTACTACTCTTAGATCTGGTGAAGTTGTCATTAAGTCACCTGATTTCTTAGAGCAGATTCGAGCAAATGCTCATAAAGCTGCAAAGAGAAACCTAACGGGAATCAATCATCTTCGAGACATCTTAAATGATGTGCGTCAGAAATATGACCCTGATTTAAACATCTTCAAGATCCCTTTGAATCGCTATGAAGGATTGGCATTTGAAAATGAACTAGAGCTCAGTAAGATTATTGTGCGCATGTTAAAAAACGAATGCCCGGGTGTGTTTGAGAAGGTGTTGGAGTATAATATAAAGAACCGACCGTATGGATCGAAGTTGATCTATTATGTGGGTAATTGGGGAGATACCGGAGCTTTTACTAAGAACGGCATTGATTCAATTGAAGAGAGAGAAGTAGAAGAATATCTTGGGCTTAAACCTAAGAAAATAGTTGGAAAGCCGGCTGTTACCAAAGAGGAATCTGAGGGATCAGCTAGCTGATTTGAAGATACCCTTTGACAAAAGAGAGAAATAACCTATGAATACAAATACTAAAATTAAGTTAAATATGGACTCGCTGAAAGCATCTAAGGAATGGGTCCGCCACAAGGTTAAGAGTGGCAGCAATATCTTCCGCATTCTTCCTCCATTTGGAGATAGTTCGAACGGTTACCCGTACCGCAAGTGGCAGATTATCTGGGGTTTAACTGATCCCACGAGTGGCCGTGTCCGTCCGTTTGCTTCATCGTTAATGAATGAAAAGCGCGATCCGGTTGTTGAGTTTGTTGATGATCTTCGTGCACGTCTAGATGGTATGGAAGGCGACCTAAAGTCCAGCGGTCTCGATGATAAGTCAGTACAGAAGCATCCTAAGTATGCGCGTCTTGCGAAGTTTATTCGTGACATTGCTCCTAAGACTACGTATATTTACAATGCAGCTGATAAGGCAGGTGTTGTTGGTCTTCTTGAATTAAAGAGCACTGCTCATAAGAAGATGAAAACTTGCATGAATGACTATATTCGTGATTACAACCAGGATCCTACGTCATTAGGTAGTGAAGATGAAGATTCGGGTGTGTGGTTTAACGTAAAACGCGTTGGTGAAGGTTTCGATACTGAATATGATGTCGAAAAGGTTCAGACCAAGCAAAAGACAGGTAATGTCGTTTCGTTTGTTGATGATAGATCCCCGTTACCCGAAGCAGTTGTTCAGAACTTTGATAATCTGGCGTATGATCTAAGTTCTGTTTATAAAGTAAGTACCTATGATAGCCTTAATGAAGTACTTCAAGCAAATCTAGAGACTTTTTATAAGATTTGCCCAGAGGCTGATCTAACGAAGCCTGTAAATCTCGATTCAGAAGACGAGGCATCGAAGGAAGTTACAACTAGTACTGTAACAGCAGGCAAGACGGCTTCAAAATTGAATATGGCTACGTCACCTGTGAAGCCTGGCAAAGTCCCTGTTGCCTTAAAGCTCCAAGATGATGATGAGGACGAGGAAAATGTTGCTCAACCGTTAGCCAAGAAGGCAGTTCCTGCACCTGCAATGGATGATGATGAATTCATGCGGCAAGCAGACGCGATTCTCAAAGGCTAATAGTTTATTCTAAAAATGGGGACCACTGTAACCAATTTAGGTGCAGTGGTCCCTTTTTAGTAAAAGGAAGAAATTATGAGCGATGTAATTGAAAAGGTTGTAGACATAACTCAATTAGCGAGTTACATCAACAAGATTGAAGAACTCTCCTCTGTGTCCAAGATGCTGGCTCCAGTTTATTTACGAGACTTTATTATTGGTCAAGATATAGCTATTACACTATATGCTCGAGCGGTTAAGGCTGATGCAAAGGCGAAAGCTAAACTAGAATATGCAGAATCAATTGCTTATTTAGAAAGTGCTAAGGCATATCTTGATGCCAATAGTATTAAGGACACATCGGAGGCACGCAAGCAGTACGTAAACATCGATCCTTCAGTTCTTGAAGCTAAAGATCAGAAGGCACAAACAGAAGCATTTGTAATCTTGCTTAAAGGTAAAGTTAGCGAGCTTAAGCAAGCTCATGATGACCTTAAAAAGGTTATTTACGCTGACCCAAGTATGACTGATTATGAAGGTATGTAACTAAAGGATATCCTATGAAAACTAAATTTACTAAAGCATCGCAGAAAGATAAGACACTAGTGACAGTGAATCTCGCACAGTTTGATGAAGATATTGTGTATGGATGGCGTGAAGATTTATCTGTAGGATCTATTGTTCGTCTTACTATTGATCATCAAGAGGTTACATTTGTTGTAAATCGTGTTCGTGATGGAAAAGGTGTTACTGCGGTTACACATTGTTTCCCCCGTTATCTCCCTCTTCCTCGTGTAGGTCGTCCTACGTATGCTCAAGTGACTGAGGTAGACTAATGGCTAATAAATGGCTTTCACAAATGACAGCTGATTTTGGCATTGTCGCCTCTCAGCTAAAAACAGCACTTCCGCCAGTAATTCCATCTCGCTCGCCTTCTCTTAATTGGGCATTAGATATTGGTGGCTTCCAGCCTGGTAAGGTGTATGTTCCCTACGGTCCGGAATCAGCAGGTAAGTCTATGCTTGTCATGATGGTGATTGCTGATTACCAAAAGCACGATCCCGAAGCTATCTTCGTATGGTTCGATGCTGAATTCTCATTCAACCTTCCGCTCTTCGTTAAGCTCGGCGGTGATCCTGAGAGACTCTATCTACGTCGATCTAATAATCCTGAAAAGATCTTTGACTATATGAAGAAGGAGATGAAGGAACTTCTTCAAGAAGGTTGTCCTATTCGAGGATTTGTTATTGACTCAATCAAGTCAATTCTCTATCCTAAAGAACAGAATATGAAGAAGACGACTGATCAAAAGATGGGTGGTACTGGTGCATCTTATTTACCTACAGCACTTAAGTGGGTTATTCCTATTGTTGCTGAATTTAATCTTTTGGCATTCTTGATTCAGCAAGTAACCATGGAAATTGATGCTACAAAGGCACTTCGTAATCCGTATGTTATTACTGAAGGTAAGGCTCTCAAGCACGCCGCTGATGCAATGTTAGAAATTACTAAGTTAGACTCTAAGAAAGGCGTTCTTGAATCTGGAAAGGCTTTATCAGGCTCTGATCATCAGGTTGGTCATATTATTCGAGTCAAGGTAAAGAAGAATCGTCTTGGTCGTCCAGCGCGTGTTGCCCAGTTCGCATATCACTACGATAAGGGTGTTATTAACACTGGTGAAGAACTTTTTGACTTAGGAAAGTCTTTAGGTTTGATTTTCCATCCAATTAGTGAATCGACAGGTAGACCAAATGCTATGATGTGGGCATTTGGAAAACATCCGCCAATTAAAGGTGAAGATAATATGAAGCAATTTATTGTAGAATCACCTTTAGTTCAAGATGAACTTATGAAGGCTTGTTTC